AGTTGTAGCTTACCTCTGCCACCCACGTCTCACCAACCAAGGAATCTTAGCACTCCCGCACAAAGTTGCGACCGCGAGTTTCGACGAAGGTTAGCCTCAGCCGTCGTGGTCTACCCAGAGAAAGGCCCAAAGCAGGGCGGGTACGAGCTTACTCGCCAGAGCTAGCTCGGCCTAGATGCCGTCATCCCAGTAGGGGCGTAAACCCATGTACCGGTAGGCCTCTAGGGACAGGTTCTCATCCACCCGTCAGCAGTGGTGTTTCACGTCGTCCACAACGACCCGCGGTAGGTGACTGGTCGGTTAGGCCATGTGGCCCTCGCTTGGAGCTCCCGTGCGAAGACGCCTCACCGCCGAGTAGGGTGTCACAACCAATTGGAGAGAGGAGGTTCATCCAACCAGCGCTACCCATAACCCCGGACGGTTTCGGTTTAACCACGTGAAGCCCTTTCCTTCCACTTAGGGCTACTAACCACATGCCTTTTCTTCACCAGTCATAGCCTACGCCTTCCTCAGCCGCGTGCCCCAACACCACAGGGAGACGAGCCAGATAAATTTCGCATGGCCCAGGTCCAGAGAGGGCGAGCTCCTCCGCAACAGGCAAAGACGTCGGCTCAGTGGCCTGCCAATCGTAATTGGGCTTACAAACCAACCGACCCTCAATCTCGACCTGCCGCAGAGGAGAAACTCCAAAGGCCCTCTCAAAGGACAACCGGGCCACCTCAGTAGGTGGCTCCCAACTCGGTTCGCCCAGGCTCCCTATGTCAACGCCCATATACTCGTACTCTGAATACAGGGACCAGTTCACGCGCTTTCCAGCATGCCTTGTCGCGTCGTGGAGTAGACACATGTACCTACCAAGGATCGGCACCCCGCGCATAAGAGACCACTCGCACCTTGCTACACCGTGCAACCAAGCCGGGGCAAAGCGGGGATCATGCATATGCTTGTGACTGGAGGTCACTTGGGATAAGACCTTCCTCCAGTCGCGAACCATGGTCCAATGAGGACCAAGGTTCAAGGGGGCCGATTGGCCAAAGCGCACTTGCTCCAGGCACCTAACAGGGCGCTCAAGGACCACCTCATGACCGGAAACACGCAGTGCCTCCGCAGGGAAGCCGGAAATCACACGATGGCTATCGCGAGCCTCAAGGAACAACAATGCATTGTCGCCGTCGACGAGAGAGTCGTACTTGACACCAAACGACTCGGTCACAGCGGCGATAACAGCTAGCATGATGATGGTGTTCCCCATGCCAGTGTTGAAGTCCCCAGACGCCCTCCCACCGTCCCTAGAAAACCGGACACCCCCCGCAGTCACACCCTGGTTTCGCAACTGATACCTCAAGAGCTTCATAAGATCACCATCGGACCTATAGGCAGCTCCGTAGATGGTATGCTCCATCTGCAGTTGCCACGTGTCACAGTGGGCCTCGAAGGCCTTGCCATCTACCTCGAAGACGACGCACTGTTGGAAAGCGCCAAACTTCCTCCTGATCAGATTCGAACGTTGACGCCCGTTCAAACCTTTCGCCACAACCCTCGATCTCGCCACACCGGAGTTCCCAACTGATTTAAGGTTCCCCCAAAACCAGTGCTCAAAGGGTTTCAGCCAAGACGCGAGTGCCAAATTATACCGGGGATCACGTGGAAAGATCATCCGCGGCTTCGAGAATTTGGTTAACGCATTGAATTTCTCGGCTTTCAAGAACGCCCTCAGGAAGACATCTCGAGCAGTTATCGGCCCATCTTCCCTCAACGAACGCTCCGCCTCCAGGTACTTACGGCCCATGGCACCCTTATAAGAAAGGGCCGTGTCGAGGTAGGACCACTTATCCCCGCAATATCGTCTCGCCACCATCCGCAGTCTCTTAAACTGCTGGAGGACAGGTGCTCTGCAAGACTCATCCGAGGTGGGTGTAGGTCCTAGAGATCGCTTTAACAAGG